CTTGCCCTTCATGGTCATCTTGTTTACGAGGTTTGCGAGAACCAAGTTTTTCTTATAAGCAGCTACTACTTCGTCACTCCAAATTTCTGGAATAAACTTGTCTGCTTGTACTTTTGCTACGATTGTTCCAGATCCACCTGGATAAACTGCTGTTGCCATTTTTAATGCTCCTAAATAAAATTATAAAATAAAATTACCGAACTCGTCCTTCTGCGTAGGCATTGAGGATTTCATCTGCCATACTCTCATAACGATTCGGATCTTGCATTCTTAAGCGAATTAAGTCTGCACGACGATATACTGGTTTAGTTGATTCACCTGTACCGCCTTGTTGAACGGAAGCAGCTTTAAGTGCTTTACCTCTACTTTCTTCGTCAGTCTTTTTCAGTGATTCGTCAGCAGCTTTTGTTGCTTCTGCCTTCTGTGCTTGCATACCTCTAAGAGACTTGTAAGTATCTAGAAGTTCTAAAGCTGAATCTACATCATAGTTACTGGCTTGAGCGAAGAGTTGTACCCTGACCTTCGATCCCTGAATCCATGCTGCGAAATCGTCAGACTGTGCCACACTTAAATAATCAGGATGAACCTTTTCTATTGTTTGCTTCGCAACCAACTGAGCCTGTTGAGCTTGTTGTTCTTGTAGCTGCTTTAGAATCGGATTGTTTTCTACTGCCTGATTAATTGCCTTTGCAGGATCTTCAAAATAATCAATCTCTTGTGCTTTACTTGGCGGTGCTTCTTGTTTAGTTTCGAGTTGTTGCTTAATGAATTGATCAAGTAAACGACGGTTCTCACCTACTTCTTGTGCCTGACGACCAATAAGCTTTTCAGATTCTTGGTGCATGCGGACAACCTCTTCAAGAGATTTACCACGATACTTTTCAGGTACATCAGGTTCTTTAGCAATCTCTTCAGGTTGTGCTTGTTCAGCTTCTGGGATTGTGCTATCACCATCTTTTAATTCGGTGATACCTTCTTCTTGAGTCTCTTCTTGCAGTTCGATAAAATTAGCAGCCATGTATACTCCTGTCGCAATGCGATTTTAGGATAATTAAAAATAGCTCGGTGATCAAGAGTTCACTTATGAGCCGTGATTTGCTGTTGTTTTCCTCTCCACAGCCAGCTTCTCAGCTCTCTGTCTAGCCCACTTCGATGTTGCTGAAGGGTGGTCGCCACTGATTGGATCTAGATAGATCCTCGGTGGGGTGAGGATACGGGTAGCAGTCCCGTCACATACGCTACACTGAACTTCTTTTGTGTCAACATCGACGAAGGACTCAGTGATATGCGAATCTTTACATTTAAAATCGTACATCCGTCTAGGCATTGTCTTCCTCTTCAGAAAGCTGCTCATAAACTTCTGTACTAGACTCTCTTAAAGTCTTGATCCAGTTCAGGATGGACAGTTCGCCCTTCTTGAAGTGGAGTTGTTGTTCTGTTTCTATACCGCCTAAGCGGTCTGTGGCATCTATCATTACTTGGACATCTTCTACCAGGTCTTTCCACCCCTGAGTAGCCATCATTGCGAATCTATTCTCGTAGTAATCCTGTAATTCTCTATTCATTTTAATCTTTTTCCTTGACTTTGGAGATTAATTGTGATATACTGTAAATATTATACCACAGTTTTACTAGAAAGTCAAGCTATTTTTAAACTATTTTAAAATTCCTCAACAATAATGCTATCGTTTACAAAAGGCTCAAGCCTCCATACCTGTTTCCAAACACCATCTACCATTTGTGGTTCGCACTCTACGGCTACCATTCCTGATTCTTTAGGGGCTGGTGTAGGAATAACCATCAAAATATTGTTTTGTGTAAGTGCTTCAACATTAACTGTGTCAGGAATACTTCCATCGCTATTTAATAAAAATTGTTTCATGCGTAGTCCTTAGAAGAATGTGATGACCATAACGCTTCCATTACCCCCGTTACCGCCAGCACCTGAGTTGAAAGCATTTTGACAAGCACCACCCCCACCGCCACCAGCAGAGTTTCCACCGTTACCGCCATTACCACCATTGGCTAATATTTGAGATGCGCCACCACCACCGCCATCTCCACCTATGTAGTAATTTGTTGAATTAGAACCAGCAACTCCGTTTGGTGAGCCTGATGTACCGCCAGCACCACCACCACCAGTTGTTGTTGATGTAGTTGATTTAACCCCTGCACCGCCTTCACCTCCTGCGCCACCAGCTAATGCTGCTGGAGTTGCTACAACTATGCCGCCACCTGATGCACCGCCACCGCCTGATTTACCGCCTCTGTTTCCAGTTGACCCAGCTTGACCTCGAAAAGCACTAGTAGTATTTCCTGTATATGAATTTGTACCTGCATTTATAACAATAAAGTTAGAAACATTGCTTGAAGTGCTACCACCGCCTGATGTTCCTGTACCACCGCCTACATTACCGTTTCCACCCCTAGCTATGCACCAAGAACCAAAAGAAGAATTACCTCCATTAGTTCCAGTAATGCCAACCCCTGCTACTGTTTGAGATGCACCGCCTGTACCACCAGTACCCGTTGTAACTGTTTCTGTACTTCCCAATAATGCGGCAGGAATCATTAGTTCAGACCACCCGCCTGTTCCACCACCACCGCCACCTGAGATAGCAGCATTTGTTGGTACGGCTATTTGCTTATATCCTGAACCACCGCCACCACCTGCACCTTGGCAGACAATGTAAACCAACTTAGCACCTGCTGGCTTAGTCCATGTAGATGTTCCAGCCGTTGTAAATTCTTGGATGTTAGCAGTAGAGATGCCTCCACCTGCTATGGTTGTCCAAGTAGTGTCATAATCAGTATTGCTTACTTTTGTTAGTGCTTGACCTGTAGTTCCTCCAGCAGCAATACCAACACCAGCATCACCTTTGTCACCTCTAACACCATTTGAACCGTTTGAACCACGCTCTCCAACAACTGTTTTAGTTGTTTTAATTTGTGATCCATCTGATAAAGTTAATAGAAGCGTATCATCAATAGTTATTTCAGCATCAACAATCTTAGGAGCTTCTTCTCCGTCTTCCCCATCTTTACCATTTACACCGTCTTTACCATCTCTACCATCTCTACCGTTTATTCCAGGCTTACCATCTATACCGTCTTTACCGTTATTTCCTGGATCACCTTTAGCACCTTTTAAAGTAGAATCTTTTGTAAGTGCAATAAATCTATTCTCTAGTTTCTTTTCTACTTCTTTAACAGCATCAACAATTAAATTACTATTTTCCTCTAAAGTTTTTTCCTGTATTTGTTTGTTTTCAATAAGACTCTGCTCAATCATGGCAAGAGCAGCTTGTTGCTCCTCTAATGAAAGAGTAGTATCTTCTAGTTGTAGGATAAAATCTTTAATGTCTCTCATTATTATAACTTACTCGATAAAGTTTTTAGAAATTCAGCATTAGTCTTTTGGATACGACTATTCTTTTCAGCCATTTGCATTTCTACAATCTTAGAGTTTTGTTTTAAATCTGCTTCTTTTAACATCAGTTCTGCTATTTTTACTCTACGATCAAACTCTTGTTGAACCTGGTCAGTAGAATTGTTTCCTTTTGATAAGTCACTTACAATCTGAGCTTGAGCTTTCTGAGGTGCTAATTGAGTTTCTACAGTAGCTTTCTCAGCTTCTGCAGCAGACTTAGCAGCATCTGCTTTAGTCTTCTCAACAAGAGCTTGTTTACCCATCATCTCTAACTGCATGTTAGCTTGTTCCATTTGAGCTTGCTGAGGATCAGGTTGACTCATCTTCTGTAGCGTAGCTATGATTTCTTCACGATTAGAAAGACTAGAAGAAGCAATAATACCTTGCAACAGTACTGGAGTGATAGGTGACTGAGCACCTAGAGTAGACATTAAAGCCATCATCTGCTGTTGTTCATACTCACGAGCTACCATTCCCATAGTAGAAACAGGGATAAAGGTAAAGTCTTGTACTGGATAACGGTCTGGATCGAACTGCATGAAGCGATATGCAGCTTTAGTAATGAATGGAATTAGGAAATCCTCTTGGAAGTTGATCAAGGTACGCTTGTTCTTCTTCATTAGCCCTGAGAGAGCCATAGAAAGCCCTGCTCCACTGGCTTCACCACCTGCTACCCGACCTGGCATAGCAGTGCTATCAAGCGTTCCTGTGGCTTGCTGAAGCATTCCCTGGAAGTTCTGTGCTGTCTGGAAGTTAGCTGGATCAGTTGTGCCAAACTTAAAGGGCATCATGATCTCGTTAGGATTACCGTTGACCAGCATGTTCTTACCTGGTCGTACTTCGTACTTAGCACCACGAGGAAGCCTTGTAGCATCCATTGCCATCATTGGTGCTGTGGTTAAAGCTAATGAATCTAGGTGGCTACGGATCTGAGCATCAATAGCCTTCTGCATATTGTAGCCCTTCTCAGCAGTACCACGACCCCAGAAACGACCTGGCATCGAGTCAGCT